ACGCTGCCAGCGGCAACATCAATAACGACCTTTGTTTCTTCGTTCATTATTCGCCGCCTTATTCAGCCTCTGATGAAAGTGAATTATCACTTGGGTCAAACACCATTCCCTGCACACTCATACCCGCTGCCCACTCATCAATTTCTGTCTTTGCAGCAGCGTATGCTTGCTGAACGTATTGTGCATCAGTCGTTTCATCAACGATTGGTATGCGCTTATCTACAATAAAAACATCATTTGTTGCATTTACACATTTTAAACCAACCAGCTTTTCAGTCTCATCGGTTATAAATTTATCTACTGTAAAAGTAATACTCATTTTATTCTCCTATCCGGCAAAATCGTTACCAGCCATAAACATATTAAAGTAAAACCCTTTAGTTCCACCAAGCCGGTTTTTAATTGTGATGGTATGTTGTGATGAAAACACACATACTTTACCATCAGTGTCAGCATTGGCAAATACGCCACCCTGACCAGAACCAAGAAGTTCGGTACTTGCATATCCAATCCTAAACAAAGCATTTGCGCCATTAGCAGTTTCATAAATTGCCAAAAGGCCACCACCAGCAGTTGCAGCATTAATCACGATTGAAGCATCATCGGCCAAAGACACAGTAGTGTTCTGATTGACAAAGCCAAAATCTCTGTTTGAAAGGTTTATCTTTCCAGTTGAGGTTATGCGGAGGCGTTCTGTCGTAGCAGCGGAACCTGATGAACCGCCGGTATAAAACTTTATTTCACCGTAGGCTCCGCGAGCCTGTACCGCAAGGTTTCCATTGCCAGATGTGCCGCCAGACAAAGCTAAATACGCATCTGCCCCGCCATCCACACCACCACCAATCTGAGGATAATAGTTTGCGCCACCGGTAGGGATAACGTCAAAATCTGTCGTAGTCAGACCGCCTGCGACATCCGCGCCACTGGCTGTCGTGGCGATTCTAAGGGCATTGTCGTGGTAAAGATTTACTGCACCGTTGTTAATCACTCGCAGTCCGTATTCTCCACCGCTATTAGCGTTAAGACTAATTGCATTACCATTCGTGTTAATTACAAGGTCGCCAGTTCCATTATCAACAATGTAAGAATTGCTACCATCGTGGTAAATCTGCAAGTCACTGCCAGCACCAAAGATGGCCTTGTCGTTGTCGCCGAAGGTGATGCCAGCATTGCTTAAATCATTACCAAACAAAGATACCCACGCACTATTTGCAGCGTTTCGCGCTTTATATGTGTTTGTGCTGGTATCGAACCAAAGCTGATAAGCATATGGCGTTGTCGGGGCTGTTGCACCCGCGCTAATGGTCGCCGCAGCTTGCAGCGCATCATTCAAGTCTGACCGAAAGCTAGGAAAAGTCTGGTTTGCAATTACATAATCGTGCTGTGACATTTAAAACCCCGTTGCAACGTAATCAAATAACCGATCCACCGCTGCGTTGCTGCTATTGTAAAACGTGATCGTGAACCCAGATGCCGACTTGCTAGTTATAGCATAATAATCGCCCGACTGCATATCCCCGACCGAAATTGACACCGCATTCAGTGCCTTGAATGGCGTGGTAAAGGTAACAACCTTTGCCCCTGCGCCGCTTTGGATATCGTTGTCGCTTTGCGTTCTGGTCGGCAAACGCATTTCTGCGGTCAATTCCTCGATAGCCGGTGTTTCTGCGCTGTCAGTGCTTGTCAGAACAGCCCTAAAACGCAAAGCCCTTGCTGTATAGGTGCCGACCACAAACTGCCGATAAGATGTCCAAGTTGGCGATCCAGTCGGGTCATCTTGCGTAGTGCTAACATACAGATCAACATCAGTCGCGCCGCTGGCCGGTGTGCCGGTGTGCATAGATAGCTGCGACACCTTCAAAACCGCGCTGGCTTGTGCCGTAAATACCGCGCCAAGGTTAATGATGTTCGCAAAATCATATGTGCCGCTGCTTGCAATAAAGCCGGAACCAGAACCGCCACCAAACAAGCCGGTCGCATCGTCAAAATTACCGGCAACGCTGTCAAACAAGTTGGTTGTGTCTAGCCGCAGAACGTCATCAATCACAACGCAATCGGTCTTTGTGCCAAGAAAATCGCTATGTTCTGATACAGTATCGCTTAAGTTTAAGTCATCAACTTGATCGACTAAGGCCAAGCTGCTTGCTGCATTTGCGCTTTGAATTCCAAACTTGTTAACCGCTTTAACAAAATATGTGCCGGTTAATGCTGGCGCAACGACAGTATTGGTCGGGCGTGGCACTTTCTTGACGATTGTTTGCGCGTTGTTGTATGCCGCGCCGGTCAGCAATGGCGAATGGCGGATAACATAATGCGACAAATCTTGATCGGTTGATGCTGTCCAGCTTAAATCGGCATTTTTGCCGATGATGTTGACGCTGAAATTAGCAACATCAGACGCAGCCGCAGCTTGCCCGACAATCGTATGATTGGCCGTTGCGAACGCAGATTTTATGCCAAGCGCATTTATTGACCTTGCGCGGATGTTGTATAGGCCGCCAGCTTGCACGTTGACCAGCGTGAACCTGTTGCCGCTGCCGATACCTAGTGACTTGTAAATTGTTTCTGTTGACAGCTTTGCTTGCACTTCAAACTGCCGCGCATAAATGCTTGTGCTTTCTGCATCAACAATCAGCACTGAAATGGCTTGCTGGTTGAACAGTTCTAACGTGTCAGATGGTGAAACAGTCGGTGCTGGGATATTGAACGGGTTTGGCAGGGTTGTGTTGTCTTGCTGGAAATCGCTTTCTTCGGCAGTCCAGCTATAAACCGCGCTATTTGTTTCGACCATTTCGCAGTCAACAGTAACTTCGGTTGATCCAAAGTTTAGTTTCCAGCTAACAATCTCAAAAACTTTATTAGTAAAGCCCAGCCGCGTATTTGTAATCATTACAGTGTCGCCAACTTGAAACTGGAAAGCGGTCATCTTGAATTTTGCGCGTAAAGCAATTTCCTGCCGGTTTTTATATAGGATTTGCTTTGCAATACGCTGTGCGCGTGCCGCATTATCTGTAAATGGCAGATCAAGATTTAGATAACGCTGTTCGCCACCATCTTCAGTTTCAAACGTGCTGCTAGTGATCGCAGGATAGTCTGTGGCTTGATAGTCGCTTGCTGGGCTAATAAACTGCCCCTTAATAGCGTTGAAGCTGTCACGCGCCGAAATAGCGGTGCTAACGGTCATCCCAGACGCAAAATCATTTTCATTTAACGTCACAGTCGGCGTTACATATGCGCCAGCACGCAAAGACCATTTGCCGTTTGAATAGTAAAGCGAACCGTTCAATGCGGTCAGCATTTGTTCAAGATTGCTGCGCGGCGTGTTCTGCGTGTCAACAACGCCATCAAAGGTATACCGGTCTTGTGTGCCGCCGCCAGAAAGTGCAACGCTTTCTTCGCAGACGTTAGCCGCAGCAATAAAGCTGGCATCGTCTATTTCTGCCGCTGTTGCCCCAAGACCGTAAACGGTATCTGTTAGATAGTCGCGGATGACCAAAGCAGGATTTCTGCTATAGACAGTGGTAGTCGTGCGCGGGTCATATATCTTGCGACCTTGCATCTTGACGCTGATATTAGGCAAACCCTGTTCAAATACGTCAGGATCATATTTTAAACGCGCATAAATATACGCTTGATCTGTTAAAGTGTGGCTGCTTGTCCAGCTTGCGGTCGCCAAAAGCGGGGCTGGAATGTTTCCGGCTGTGCCTTTGACCACTGTGTAAATATCTGCAAAGCCATCATATTTAGTCGGGCTGGTGACTGCATTGCCGGTCAGCGTCAAAAGTTCATCGTTGAAATATACACCGGTAAACTGCTCAACTTCGTGCGCCGCCAGAATAACCACCAGATGCATATATTGATCGTTGTCAGTTGCTTCAATAAAGGCAAACGTGCCGCCAAGACGGGTTTCGCCATAAACCAATTTGCGCGTGGCATTAGATGATCTGGCTGTGATTGTTTTTGACTGGTCAATGCCGCCATTACCACCGCCACCAATGTTTGGCTGCTTTGGCTTTGGCGCAAGTGCTTGTGACGCGGCAGTTAGCGCAAGATTAACCGCAAATGTGCCGATAACATATGCGGCGGTGACCGTTGCCACAGTTCCAGCAATATAAGCTGTGCCGACCGTTGCGGCGGTCGCAATTAATGCTGGGATGATTGCCTGTGGCATATTACACCTTCCACGCTTGCTTTGCCGCGCTTAACGGCAGAAAAATCAAACCATCTTTGCCCATTGCGGCAACTTTATCACCGATAACCAATGATAACGCATCACCTTGCGGCGTGTCTATTAGTGCAAGATCGCCACGCTGCGCTTTGAATACTTTTATCTCGTCAAATCTGTCAGCAATACTATTTGCAAGCTGACCGTTTCCTATTTTCAACAAAACTTTTATTGATCCTGCGGCTGAACGATACTTGCCAACAACATCTTCAAAACGTGATGAACCGCAAATTGCTCTTTCTGCGTGTAAACAAAACATAGCGCAATCGGCCTTGCCCCATTCAAACTTTTTGTGCCGCCATTCCTCGATATGCTTTGCAAGTCGATCCGGCCAATCTATTAGCCGCCCCATTTTATAGATGCCTCTTGCAAGGAATTGACAAATTCAAAGCCTTTATCGTTTGCATCAAGGGCTTTCTGATCTTCGCTTGTCCAGCGGCGCAATCGTGGCCGTTCCAAATCAATCAACCGGCTTTCGGCAGTCAGTGTAATAGTGCAAGTCTCGCCTTCTTCGGCAATGGTCATCACATCCATCCGGCCAGAAAATACTTTATAGCTGCTAACTGTGCCGCTGGTAATTGCCCCGACATATATATTGGCAATGCGATATTGGTAATTTTCTGTCAAAGCTGTGGTCAAGATGCTGCTTGA